GGCTCTACGGGAGCCACCGTAGCCACTGGCTCAGGCTCTCTGACAACTTCCTCAGTGCGAGCAACATCTTCTGTGCGTTCGACATCTTCTGTCCTTACTGTTGTATCCGTTGTTTGATCCACAGGACTAGGTTCAGGCATAGGAGTAGGAGTAGGAGCGGGAGCGTGATTGTAACCAGGATGGTAAAGCAAAGAGCTATCCAGCTCCCCGCCATCCCAACCAGCAACACTAACAAAAGTGGCGAAGCCGCCAGCATACCCACCTTCGCAAAAATGCTGAGCAATGTTTCCCTTGTCCAAAAAGTAGTCGTTTTCATTGTTCCATCCAACCTGAAATGTTTGTAAATTGCCATTCGTGTCTTGGCAGGTTATTGAGGCGCTCGATTGAGCTGAGTAGGCAGGGCTAGGTTGCCAAGCCATGAAAAAAAGAAAAAAGCCCACAAACATAAGTCGTAGGCTTTTGTTCTTAGCTAATCTATTTAGCAAGTTTGAGTTTCACCTTTTGGGGCTTAGGAGCTTTTGGCTCTGGTTCGTGAACTGGGGCAGGTAGGACTTCACCTGTGTCTGGGGTGGCTAGGTTTACTTCAGCGTTTAGCTCCCACTTGGCGATAGTTGCCTTGACAAACTTGAGCGGATCTACAAAGCCCTTGCCGTCTGATGTCCAGCGGTGAACGCGACCCTTGCAAATCTCAAAGTGTAGGTGTCTGCCAGCCGAAGCACCTGTGTTGCCCATGATGCCCAACCGAGTTCCAGCCTTGACCTTTTCGCCCTTCACTACAGTTAGGGAACCTTCAACCATGTGAGCGTAGCGTGTGACATAAGCCTCACCGTCAATGATAACTCTTAGGTCTACATAGTAGCCAACGCCACCGAGTGAGCCGTCTGGGTTCTTTAGCTTTGATGTGCCAGCAGCGATGACCTTGCCATCGTGCCAGGCTTCGTTCCAAATCTTTGTCTTTGGCCCCCATAGATCTACACCGTTGTGGTGCTTCTTGTACTTCTCAATAGGATGGATTCTCCAACCGAACGGGCTAGTGACTTTCCAGTCCTTGCCAAACTTGCCATCTAGGGGCATCTGAGGTTTAGATTTCATCTGTTTACAACTCCAATAATTAGGCCGATAAGAGATACAACAGAAGCAGCTAAACCTGTGTAAGCAATCTTTTCAATCCAAGCCAGGCGAGCAAGTGTCAGCTCTACCTCTCTCAAGCGAGCAGGAACCTCGTCTAAGTGGTCCAGCTTCTCAAGAATCTTGACAAGGGTTTCCCCATGCTCAAGTTGCTTGGCGTAAATTGCTTGCTGGGTAATGCGTACCCCAGTTGTTTCCTCAGCCATTATTCTTCAGACTCCGAGAAGTCTGCCAGCTCCCAAGCTAGTTCGGCTTCGTTCCAAATGTAGGTAAAGCCGTCTGTTGGGCGTGGAGTTGGTGCTTCCCATTGGCAGGTTTTTTCGATAAGTTGCCAGCTAGGGAATGGCTTAGGTGGAATAAAAGCGTCAAGCGCAGCGTCAAATGTAAAGCCCAGACCTGCGTAGTTTTTGCGGTAGTTTCCGTTATAGCTTGTTCTTTTACAAACCTGTCCTCGAAAGTTACCATACCAAGTTTCAGTATCAAGACCTTCAATTAGTTCGGTTTCGTCAATTCCAGTTATGACTTCAGTCACAATGTTGTTCTCATCTAAAAAAGCGTAGTGTGCCATTATGCGAAACTCACATTTCCTGTTCCGAGGGTAAGTGTTGTCACCTTGAAGGCACCGTCTGTTGCGGTTGTGCCAGTTAGACCTGCGCCGATTGTGATTGTGTTTGCTGCTGGGTATCTAAGAATTACCACACCAGAACCGCCGTTTGCTGCTGCTGCTGCCCCATACGATGGATTTGTATAACCACCACCACCACCACCACCAGTGTTTACTGTGCCAGCAGTCGCAGCGATATAATCAACTGATGAGGTACCACCTGCACCATTACCACCGCCACCAGCACCGCCACTGCTCCTATTGAAAGAACCGCCACCACCGCCACCCGCACGAGTTATAGCTGTGCCAGTAATAGATGAAGATGTGCCAGCGCCACCAGAACCACCAGTAAAAGTGTCACCAGTAGAGTTGCCACCAACGGCAGAAGCTCCACCACCACCACCAGCACCGCCGTAAAAACCGTTCGCAGTAGACCCACCATTATTACCTTGACTTGGTGATGTACTTGGAGTGTTTCCAGACCCAGGAGAACCGTTCCGTGCTCCACCACCGCCTGAACCACCCGAGGCACCAGTCGCAAGAGTTAATCCACCTAGACCGCCACCAGCGCTAGTGTTTGCGATAAAAATTGAATTACCACCGCTAGAACTTCCAGCTGCTCCACCTGCGCCAACAGTTACGGAATAATTTGTTGCTGGTGTTATTGTTATCCCAGTAAAGGCTCGATAACCACCAGCACCACCACCGCCACCACCATTGTAGGAGTAATCACCAGTTGAATTTTGACCGCCACCACCGCCAGCGATTACAAGAGCGTCAAGAGCAAACTCAGCGATTACACCCGCTGCTGAATAAATACCTAATGCTGAAAGCGCCATTAGACTGCGCTCGCATTACCTATGATTCTGTAGGCGTTTGTGCCAACACAGATAACAGAAACTGCGTCATACCGTTGGGCAATTTTGTAAGCGGTTCCAGCGGTTCCTCGACCTGCAAGGCTAACGGCTGTGCCATCTCTGGTGATTGTGACAGTTCCAGCACCATCCATAAGAATGTCCACTCGCTCGCCAGCCTGGAAAGCTGTTGCAGTTCCAATGGTCACTGTGACTGCTGATCCAGAGTCGAACTCTAAAATCTTGTAGCGGTCAGAGGCTGCAACTGTGTAAGTAGTAGCGGTAGACACGGTAAGTGTGGTCTCGTTGCTGAGATATAGGTTTACATCAGTGGCTGCTAGGACTTCACCAGCGGTAAAGGTTTTTCTTGGCATTGGGTTCCTTTGTTCTTAGATTAGTTTACTACCCGTAAGAAAGACGGTCATTGTCTAGCTGACCCAAAACAGCATCATCTAGGATAAAGAGGGCAAAGTCAAGGCGCTCTAGGCTAAAGCTGATGTTCTTGCTACCTGGGGTCCAGTCGTGGTTTATTCCGATGATTCGGCAGTATTGCTCAATGGCTGGCGGAATGTCCGAAGGCTCAAACCTAACTTGCACGATTTCACCAATTTCTAAATCCAGCACTTTGTTTTGGTTTACTGTGCTTAGGGTGTCTAAGACCACTGTGACAGTCTCAAAACGGTACTGTGGCTCCTTGTAGCGAGCTAGGAAGAAGTCAGCTAGGAACTGAAGCTGCTCAGGTTCCTGAATCAAAAGTCCTGTTTGACTTAGCGTTCTTGGGCCATAAAGAGCTTGTGAATCAGCGTCTTCAGCAAAGGCTTCTTCAGGAAAAATGTCTGCGTTGCCTAGGATAATTCTGTTGTAAAGATTTTCTGATCCATAGACTATGTTTACATCCGCAAACTGAATACCTGTGTAAGCGCCTGCGACCACTTCGTCTGAGAACACTAGGTCAGGGATGTTTGGGACAGCGTTTCTTTCCCTAAAAGTAATCTTGCCGTCTTTGGACAAGAATAAAGTACCGAACTCTGAGTTAGCTACTAGCTGTAGGTAGGTGAGAGCTGCTGTTCCTTCTGCGACATCGGTATCTAGCATCAGTGAGTTTCCTGCATCTATGTCTCGCAAATCAGCAGGCCAGTCTACTTCTGGTAGGTCAAGGACAGTATTTATGCGTGCGCCCGATAGCTCGGAATCAGGGGTAAATTCTTCTAGACCTGCGTTGGTAAGAACCGAAAGGGCATCCGATACATCTATGCGTACAACAGACTGCACTCCTGGTTCGTACTGAATGTCAAAATCGTCAATAAACCCAATGAACACGGGAAGTTCGTTACTGCTTACTCGAATTGAACGCCTTGGGACAAGCTGACCGTAGTATGGACCATTCTCGTATAGCGGGTCAAACTCTCTGTCTGAGTTATCTAGTGTGATGGAAAGTACACCAGCGTCAATGCGATCTAGGGCTTGAGACTTACCGCGGCGAACCTGAGCTGTTACTAGCCGACTTGTAATGTCTACATAACGCTCGCCACTTAGTGTGTATCCCGTGTTATCAAGTACACCTCTAATAACATCATCTAGTTTGAAGCCAAGTGGGTCGCTCTGACCTTGATTTACACCAAGCTCTACCTTTACTGCGGGAGCTGGCATTACGCGCCCTGCCAGACAGCACCAGAGGTGCGCTCGTAGTCCTTGATAGCATCTACGATGGCTTTACCGATTGTTGCTCCAGAGCCGACTCCACCGCTTACATTGATTGTAAATTGGGTTTTTTGAGATTCTCTGTTGAACAAGGATTCTGTGCCTGTTGTAGCTATTTCGCCAGCAAGAGAACCAAACTCTCCAAAGCCTGCATTGATAGCTGATAGAGCGCCTGCTCCGCCCTGGACAAGCCTTGAGGCTAATGTTGCCCCAGCCATCGGACCCATACTAATAATCTGCTGTAGAAGCGCTGGGTCAAGACCCATAGTTGCTAGTTGCTTGACGCTGGCTGAGAAAGAGCGAAGCTTGACTAACATTTTTTCCATGTTCCGAAGGATGGAATTTGTAGAGCTACCCAATCCTGTAATGTCAAAGGCTCCAAGTATTGCGTTCTTGATTCCAGCAAAAGTGTTTTTGACCGAATCTAAGAAGGAGTTGTAGACACGCTCGCGCTCAGCTAGTGCTGCCGCTTCTGCTGCCGCTGCTTCTGCCTGAACGCGTGCAAATTCCGCAGCCGCCTGAGCTGCTGCCTGAGAAGCTTCTGCTGCCGCCTGAGCCGCAGCTTGCTGACCAGCAGCCGATCCGTTGTAAAGATTAGTAAGCCGTTTGACAGTCTTAGTTTGGTTCTTTTCTAGGCCCTTTAGTGCTTGGTTTGCTGTTTTGATTGGTGTTGAGCTGCTTGTAACCCACTCTGCTACTGCTTGTGATAAACCGCCAGCAATAAGCCTGGTTTCTTTTTTTGCAACTCTGGCATCTTTTTTTGCTTCTGCGATTAGGGCGGGAAGTCCTGTTAGAGATTTAGATGCCCCACCAGTAGTTGCTTCGGTAGTAGCAGTCTCAGTAACAGCCTTGCCATCTTTACCAATTTTTACGCCAGCCTGCTCAGCCATTCTGCGAAGTTCATTTGCAGCTTCTCCAGCCGAAATCTGGATTCCGTAAATTTGCTGCTTTAGATTGTCTAATTTGGCTTTATCAGCATTAGCTACTTCTCTGCTGAGTCTTTTTGCTTCCTCAGAAGCCTCGGTAAAATTGAGAGCTAATTTGCCAAACTTACCGCCCATGAAAACGCCAGTTTTGGCTGTTTTATCGCCTATCCCATTGAAAGCTTTGAGCGATGCTCCAGCTAGGTTTGTGTTATCGGTAAGTCTTCTAGCCGAATCTGCTGCCAAAAGAAAAGCTGCTCCAGTAACAAGAACGATAGTGGCGATTGGGTTTGCTGCCACAAAAGCAGAAGCTATTGCAAATCCCTTTAGAGCCAATGTCACAGTAGCTAATAACGCACTTAGCTGTAGTAAAACTCCAAAGTTATTAGACAGCAAGCTAAAGGCAGCTCCAAAACTATCGGCAAGGAAGCCTACTGTTGCACCCGTAGTTGTGCTTTGATCTCCGATGTCTTTTAGTAGCTGAGTCAAAGTTTCAAGAGCTGGTTTAGCATCAGAAACAACTTGCACAAGTCTTGGAGTTAGTTCCTCTACAAGTGGCTTTAGAGCTTGAACCAAATCACCAATGGCAGGTAGAAGCTGTGCGCCAACTGTGGCTTTCATGTTTTCAAATTGTGCCGTGAGCTTCTTTTGCTCTACATACAAGTTGCCAGATTGAGCCTTGAAAGCACCTATAGCATCAGCAGCACGCTGGTAAAGAAGCTCCAACCGAATTATCTGTTCGGCATTACGCCTGGCAGCACCTTGAAGTTTGTCTTGACCTCTAGCAGCAAGTTCCGAATTGATTTCGGATTGCTTCATAGCAACACCGAACTTCTCGATTGGGTCATACTCACCGCGGAATAGGGCGGTCATACCAAGCAAGGCTTCTTGGACATCGTAGCCATATGTGGCAGAAAGGTCAGCACCAAGGTTTACAAGCTTTTGTGTTTGCATGGTGACATCATCCATAGCAAAGCCAGACTGCTTTAGAACAGATCCTAGAAAGACCGAAGCCTTGGCTGCGTCTTTTTGGCTAAGACCCATGTTTGCAGAATTGAGAGTAAACTTTTCAATCGCTGGGGCAAAGTCATCAAAGACTGTCTTGACTGAAAAAAGGTTTCGTTCTAGGTCACGAGCAGAGTCAATGGACTGTTTTGTAAATTGAACACCCTTAGCAGCTAAGCCAAATGAGGCGATAGCAGCACCGACTTTACCTAAAGTCCCGCCAAGCCCTGCAGTTGCCCTACCGAACTGTCCTAGCTCTTTAGTGGCGGCTGATACGCCAGTACCCTTGAAGGTGCTGACGATATTCAAAAACATATTGCTCATGGGCGGTTATTCCTGTCAATGTTCTGTTCAACAAATCTAATAGTTTCGTCAATAGCTTTTTTAGCTTGGGCGCTTACTTCTGGCAAGGACTTATCAAAACCAGGGTAAACATTTCTTGACTTTTTATGCTTGCTAGGTTTGACAACACTGCCTAGGTTATGCAAAAACTCTTGTACAGCCATAGGTCGAATTGCGTGGCTTCTCATAATTTCAGGGCCACCAAACTCTCTAATTTTATACATCCTTGTAGTCGCTCTTGAGCCATGCCTTCTAGCCACATCCGCAAGAACTACACCAGCAGAATAAACCCTAACTCTTGCAATTCCTGTTGCACCCTTTTTATTTTTTTGTAATTGTGAGGAAGAAACATTGTCGTATCTTTTTCGTTTTGCCCCGCTTACAGCACTTCCGACTTTTCCATAATTAGTTCCCCAACCAGTACGACCACCATGACGCATACCCCTCATAGGGCCTGCTTCTCCAAGATCTCCCAATTCGTCTTTGACGCTCTTTACGGCTGGTTCTGAAATCTGTTTCCAGCGTTTCTGCAATTCTTTGATTTGCTGTGGATCAATGCTTTTGAGTTCTTTGACAAAAAGTCGCCAGTCTGAAGCATAGACTTTTATAGCACTATTAGTGCCGCTGTAAAGTTTCAATGCCATTTAGTCCGCCTATCTCACTCAAGTCTACCGAACAAAAAAGAAGCACCCCGAAGGGTGCTTCTTCTCAGCGCTTAGGTGCTTGGTGCGTAGCTCGCCATACAAGATAGCGACCCATGGTCCAGAGCATCCGATCATCGAGCTTCATAAGCTCTCTGGGACTAATGCCTGTCTCGACAGCTAATGTGGCAAGATACCAATGAGCTGAACTGTCACCAAGCCCAACTATT